AAAACAAATCCACCGGGGTCATGAGGCTGTTCACGAGTAACAACCGGATACTCGCCAGCAGTAGCCGAAGGAATCAAAACATCCGGGCCTTTCTGAGGAGACGGAAGGCAGCTTGTAAAATAATCGTGATACTTGGCAGCCTTATAGGGGAGACCACCTTTTGCAACATCGGTAACAAACGTGCCGGTATTAACGCCGGCTACAGTAGCATCATCGACGGGAACAACGAGCGGGTCAGATAGGTTTTCATCACGAAACCACTCATTCATCACCAGGGCATAAGCTCGGAAGGGAAGAGCACTAACGGAAAGAGAAGGAACGCCAGTAGGCACACCGAGATAGTCGGCAATAGTTCCAACAGACCATCCAGCATCAGCAGGAGCAGTAATTTGAGGAATTTCATACTCTGTCTGAGGAATCCACGCAGATTCCGTATTCTCACCATTGAACTGCTTCCAATGAGACCAAGTAAGCCGGTTCGGTACGAAGAAGAAATACGTATCGAGATAGATGTTATCCATGACCGGAGTGAGCAGCGTCTGCAGGCGCACAACTTTGGATGTGTCCACGTTGAACGTATCTCCCGGTAAAACCTCGTCAACGAAAAAAGGTACAATGTCACCAACATTAAACGAAGTCTTAAGAGAATGCGAACGGTCAAACGTCGAACGCCGGATATCAATGTTTGTTGGATTAAGCGCGAAATGAGATTCAACATTACGGTTCATTCCGTAACCTCCTTTTTCGGCTCAACAGCCGGTTTTTCCTCCTGGGACTGGTCAGGCTCTCGCTCGGGCTTGATTCCGAGCTTGTCGAGGAAATCAGGCTTGTCCATACCGGCCATGAACTCCGCAAAATTGTGATTAAACTTCGCGCGAATATCAACCGGAAGAGAATTGAAAAAGCTCTGACCTTCATTAACCCTATTCAAGAGCTCAGCATAAGACGAGGGCATATTGGTAAAATCACCATAAGCGCCCTGGACACGCGAAAGCGCGTCAACGTCGCCGTTCTGAAATCGAGCAAGAATCACGTGGATATCTACGGCTTCGGCGTGGGATTGAATGAAATCGTAAAGATCTTCTTTGCCAGATTCAACGAGATCCATAACTCCATTCTCATCAAATTTAGGCTGATAGAGAATCCTTTCGCGCTGACCTCCATTTGAAATGAAGCGAGTTCGCGGACGATACTGAGTAGAGAATCCTAACTTTTCATCATACATGATCAAACATCCTTTCTCTGGATGGACGTACCATCCAAAATGACTTCGGGAAGCTGAGTCGAGATCGTGCCAGTCTCGTTATCAAACTCACCAATCTTACAGAGAGCATAGTCCTCAATGTGGGAAAACAAAAGACTTTCCTTCTGCATACAGGCATGAGCGAAATTACGCATAGCGGAAGAGTCGTTCAGATCAACCGTAGGCGGGAGAAAGCCCGTGCGGGAATCGCGGATAGAATAAACACCGTACTTCATTCTTATGCCTCCTTCAAAATAGAAATACTCTTACCGGGAAAACGTTCAGCAGCATCTTCAAGAAAATGATGCGCCATCCAATCAGGACCGATAGCAACCAAATCACCATCTACAACAAGACAAATCACAGCCGGATACCTCCTCGAAAAACAGTAGGGTTGATATTGATCTTCTTGGACTTCGCAGCAGTACGACGAAAGACCTTCTTGTCTTTCTTGGGACGCATTTTCTTACGCATTAGATTAAACTCCTTTTCAATGATTTTATTCGGGCCAGCTGGTTGCGTTCTTCAACGGCAAGCTGGGCTAAATAACTAAGTGTGGTTTTCTGTAATTTTGCTTTCTGCGCTTCAGCTGCCATCTTCTGACGAACAGCCTTAAGCCTGGCAGATTCTTCCGGACAATCGATATCAAAGAGCTTATCATAGTACTTTGGAGGTCGAAACTTCCTTCCTCCTTTCTCAGTCGAAATATTAATAAACTCATGATCATATAAATCGGGATGATCTTCATAGTACTGACGAGCAATACCGGGCTTGCGAGACATAAGCGAAAACTCAGGGACAATATTGAAGTTCTCATAGAACTCAGCTTCAGGGCCGGTAAGCTTCTTCATGACATAACGAGCAGTATAAGCGCAAGTCTCCCAGGTCACAGGAGCTACAACAGCAAAGCCATTCAGCCAAACTTCTTGAAGAGACGCAGAATTGAAGTATTGGAAACCTTGATCAGATCGCTTGTAAGATACAAGGTCATGAAGCTCCAATCCAAAAATGATTGCATGATAGTGAGGGCGAAACGTCTGAGAACCATACTCGCCAGATGCGAAAAAACGAATACCTTCACCGAATTTCTTCCGGAGACGCTTCATAAAAAGTTGAAAATCTCGCTTCACGAGAGACATACTCGGCAAAGCCTCGCCGGTCTCCGGATCGGCATAGTAATGAATCGGTACATGAGCATCATCGTAAGTCAAAGTTACAAAGTAGCTGGACTTATAATATTCAAGCTCAAGCATACATCGGTTAGCCCATTCACGCGAACGCTGAAGCCGACAACCGGAACACTTACCGCAGGGAATTTCGATGAACTCCGTAACATCACCGGGACGACCAATAGGCGGACTTCGCATACACGCAAAGCCTTCACCAACACGTTCAAGATGGTCTACCTCGTAGCTCGTCACCTTGAGCAACCGTTTACCATCTTTTTCACCAAGAACAAAGGCTTTCAGCGGATGATAACATGGCAAGAAATCACCTTCTTTGTATGGGGATATCGTATCCCCATGACGGAAATTCAATTAAGAACCTAAAACCATATTTATCATAACAGTTATAACAATAAAAGTAAACAATAATTTCATAGATAGTTTATAAATTTCTGTAAAAATATTCATAATTTTCATCTCCTTTATAACATCATAATATAATCTAAAGTGCCACGCAAGCATAACTTGGTGTCACTCAGCCCCATTACATCAAGAAGTGTAATGGGGCTGTTGCGCTCGCTGGCGCTCGCTGGTGCATATCTATTCGCTAACCGCGCTCACGCTTGGTTACAAAACAGAAACTCCGAAGCAGAGCTTCGGAGTTTTCTGTTTTCTATCAACGATACATATCAAAAAGATATTGAGGATCATAATCCCAGCCAAAAAGATCGGAGAAGATATTAGAAGCAGCTTTACCAATCTCACGAGCATAGCCAGCAGCAGAAGAAGGGTTACGTACCGAATTATCAGAAGAATACTTAGTACCTTCATAACTCTTATCAGAAGAATACTTAGTACCTTGATAATGCTTATCAGAAGAATACTTAGTGCCTTCATAATTCTTATCAGCAGAATAACGAGAAGCAGCAGCGGAGGTATCAGCAGCATATCTTGTAGCACCGGCATGAATACCAGCAGAACCAAGAGTAGCATCACGAGAAATATTAGCTACAATCTCCTCCATAGCAGTATACTTATCAGCTACGGCCTCTTGAGTACGAGCATTAACATTAGCGGTCTGAAGCTGTGTCTGAGCAGAAAGAACAGAACCAAGAATCTGAACCAAAGCAGCATTAGCAGAAGTATCAACCTCGCCTTTAGCTCCGGCAGAGGTCACGCCAGAAGCAGTAGCGCCGGAGGTAACGGCAGCGCCGTTACCTCCCATAGCACTTAGCACCGGATTCAAACCGGCTGCCTTAAGATCACGAATTTCACGCTGATGCGCAGTATTGCTCATGTATTCCTGCCAAGAACGGCTTTTAGCGGCCTCCTGAGCGTTAAATTGCATAGCCAAGGAATTTTGCCTTTCCTGCCAGTCGCGTTGTTCAGAAGCCATCTGAGCGCTTTTAGCGGTGTTTTCTGAAGCAGTCCTCGTAATGCGAGAAAGAGCAGAATCCAAATTTCCGACAGCCGGCACACTCTGAACCTGAGCAGCATCCTTACCAGAAGTCATTAAATCACCTCTCAATGATGGTCAATGAGACCGGGGATAGAGTACATAGGCATAGGACGAGTAGTCCGGTTCTTGATATAGATATCGGCAAACAACTGATTGCTAACAGAGGAAGTGACCGCAAGCACACGATCAACATTAGCCTTATCCTCACGAATCCAAGAATCCGAAAGCATAGGAAGAGCGGAAT